CTAGGTGATGTTTTAAAAGAAGAAAATATAGAATATGACAAAAAAGTGTTGGCAGAGTTAATTCAAAAGTATTATCCAGACTTTAGAAGAACTATCAACGAATTACAAAGATATTCTGTAAGAGGTAAGATTGACAGTGGCATATTGTTTAGCATCTCGGAAGTTAATCATAAAGAGTTGATGAAGACTTTAAAAGAGAAACGATTTAATGATATGAGAAAATGGGTTGTACAGAATTTAGATAAAGAGCCATCTCATTTGTTTAGAACAATTTACGATTTACTATATGAAAATTTAGATACTAAATCTATACCTCAAGCAATATTAATTATTGCTGGGTATCAATATAAAGCAGCGTTTGTAGCCGATCAGGAGATAAATATGGTTGCTTGTTTAACTGAAATCATGGCAAGTTGTAAATTTAAGTAGAGGAGAATATGGCTAGACGAACACTTTTCAGAAAACTGATTGTTAGATTGAGAATGTTTTGGGCTGACGTAAGAGGACATCACGGTAAGGTATGGGACTATGAACCAGGCGATTACTACATGGGCTCACACAAAGGTCACAACAAACATTTAAAAAAATAGTAAGAAAGTTATATCATGTATGAATTGAAAGACTACTTAAACGCAATTAATTTTGACAAAAAACCATTACTAGATACAGACGATTTAACTTGGGAGAAGAAGTATCCCCCTTTTATAGTTAACAAATGTTTATCTATGTTTTACGATTGTATTGCTCAAGCAAACGAGATGAATGGTTATCATTTCCTAGATAAAAAACTACAATTTCACTTTTACATAAATAGTATAAGAAAAAGAAAGCGATTTGGTGGCAAGTGGCTATCACAAGCCAAATTGAAAAATTTAGAGTATGTAAAAGAGTATTATGGTTATAGTAATGAAAAAGCTAAACAGGCACTCAACATACTGACAGAAAAACAAATTGAAGTAATTAAAGAGACCTTGAATAAAGGTGGGAGAAAAAGAAAATGAGTGAAGAAATACAATGGTCGCCTGATAGTATGCTTGAAGTAACTATTAAACAACCAGACGACTTCTTAAAAATTAGAGAAACTTTAACACGTATCGGTGTTGCTAGTCGTAAAGATAAGACGCTATATCAATCTTGTCATATTTTACATAAACAAGGTAAATACTTTATCACACACTTTAAAGAATTATTTGCTTTAGATGGCAAAAAAGCAACTTTAGTACAGAATGATATACAAAGAAGAAACACAATTGCTATATTATTACAAGACTGGAATTTAATTGATATAACTGATAAAACAAGAATAGAAGATAAAGCACCTTTAAGTCAAATTAAAGTCTTACCTTTTAAAGAAAAAAAAGAATGGAACTTACTAGCAAAGTATAACATTGGTAAAAAAATTGAAAATAAAGAAGATACTACAGATGAGAAATAAATGGAAGTTTCAAAGTTTAAACAATTTATTACAGAAACAGACGTAGGTCGTAAAGGTAAACCTATCACTGTTGCTATCGTAACAATAGCAGACTCAAAAGATCCTAAAGAAAATACAACTGCTGATCTCTTACAAAAAGCTTGTAAGAAAAAAGGTATTAAGTGTATTATTGTAAACACTAAATCATCTATCATCACATCAAAAGACGAAGATAAAGGTACATTAACAGTATCAAACTATGATGGTAAAGGTGCTGAACATACTTTTGTAGGTAGAGATACAGTTTGTGTTGTAAGAGGTGGCGCATTAGAAGATGAAGCAGGTTTATCTTTAATATCATCTTTTCAAAACTCACAAGCATTTATGATGAACACAAGAGCAGCCATGCTTACTTGTGATAATAAACTAACAACTGCTTTGTTATTTGAAAAGTTTGGTTTACCTACACCAAGAACGGCATTTATATCTAACGAAAATAATATTAAATCTGGTTTAGATATGATAGGCGGTAAGTTTCCTGTTATACTAAAAACATTAACAGGTACACAAGGTGTTGGTGTCATAAAGATTGAAAGTTATGAAGGACTTGTAGCAACAGTACAAGCGATGTGGAAACTAAACGCAGAATTATTAATACAAGAATATATGCCTAGTGATTTTGATGTTAGAACTTTTGTGGTAGATAATAAGATATTTGCTAGTACAAAAAGATCACATAGTAGTTATGACTTTAGATCAAACACACATAGAGGTGCTGAGGCAGAACCGTACATTTTAAAAGATGAAGAAAAAGAATTAATTTTAAAAGCAGCCAGATTATCCAGAGCATACATGGTAGGTGTAGATCATATAATATACAAAGGTAAACCATACTTACTAGAAATAAATGGTAGTCCAGGATCAGGTGCTGATTACGAGGGTTATCAACATAGAGATTATTATGCCGATGCTGAACCAGCAGGTAGAATAGACGGCGAAAAAATGATGTCAAATGTAATAGATTGGATATCTAATCGTGCTCATTGGGATAGACAATCACTTATAGAATCTGGTTGGCTAGAAACTGTAGATGTAAGCGATATAGGTAAAGTGAGAGCAAAATTTGATACAGGTAACGGTGTTGAATCATGTGCCTTACACGCTGATGAAATATTATCAGATGGAAAAACAGTTAAGTGGAAGTATAACGGTAAAACTTATAGTAAACCTAGACATGGAAAAAGTGAAATATTTAGATCAAATGCCTCTGACGAACCATCTGAAACAAGACCTACAATTTTATTAGATATTACATTTAATGGTTTTACATATAAAGATGTAGAAGTTGGGTTAGATCAAAGAGAAAGAACTGCTTCCGATTTACTAGTAAATAGAAATTTAATGAGATTAATGAATTTAAGTGTCAACCCTAATAGAACTTTTGTGTTAAGTAAAAGACTAAAACCTATAGATAAAGAGAAAATGCAAGATAAAATAGGTGTAGGACACGAAAATGAAAACTAAATAACATTGACTTTAGCAGTCAAATATGATATAACTATATAATCAAGGAGAATATTATGTCAGACGTGAAAATATTAAGATTAACTACAGGCGAAGATGTTATCGCAAAAGTAGTAACAGAAACACCAGATCATATAACATTATCAAAAGCATTTGTTATCATACCAAGACAAACGGCACCAGGACAACCAGTACAACTTATGATGAGTTTGTATATGCCTTATACAGAAAACGATTCTTTTTTATTAAAGAGTGCTAATGTTGTTACACAAGTTGATCCTAAAAAAGAAATACTTGCTTCTTATCAACAAAATACAAGTAGCATATTAACACCAGACAAAAGTCTAATTACAGAAACAAAGTTACCAAAATTAGATAAGTGATAACAGTTTATTTTGTAAGGAACGGCTCTAAAATTAGAGTTGAAGTGCCTGAAAATACAACTCTAATGGAGGCTGCCAAGTTTCATTCAAAGGTAGATATACCTGAAATACCAGCGACTTGTGGTGGGTCTTGTGCTTGTTGTACTTGTCATGTTCATATAGGCGATCAGTGGCTTGACAAATTAGGTAAATTAGATTATAATAAGCCAGAGGGTCACTTGATAGAATATGAAGATAATTTTGTTGAAGGTAAAAGTAGATTGTCTTGTCAAATAACTTTGAAACCAGAACATGATGGATTAATTGTACACTTATTAAATAATGAACTTTTATAAAAACGTAATAGAACATCACGGCAAATTACTTGTACGTGGCGTAAAAGATGGTAAAGACTATAAAGAAAAAATAGATTATAGTCCTACTCTTTACGCTATGACACAAGAAGAAACTCAATTTAAAACTTTACAAGGTCAGTATTTAAAACCTATTACGTTTGGTAGTATTAAAAAGGCAAGAGATTTCAAAAGACATTACAACACAGGTAACGCACCTATCTATGGTATGGATCGTTATCATTATCAATACATATCTGACAAACATCCTAACGAAATTGACTTTAATAAAGACGCAATCAAAATATTTACTTTAGATATTGAGTGTAGTGCTGAAAACGGTTTTCCTGATGTAGAAAATCCTATAGAAGAAATACTTTGTATTACAGTTAAAAATCAATCTAATAAACAAATTATAACTTGGGGCACAGGCGACTTTGAAACAAAAAGAAAAGATGTTTATTATATTAAATGTAATTCTGAAAAACAACTTATTATGGAGTTTATGAAGTTTTGGATTAAAAACTATCCAGATGTTATCACAGGTTGGAATACAAAGTTTTTTGATTTGCCTTATCTAGTTAATAGAATTAGAATGTTAACAGATGAAAAAGTTATTAAAAGATTATCGCCTTGGTCTTTGATTGAAAGAGAAGAAATAACAAGTTGGGGCAGAAATCAAACTGTTTATCATTTACTAGGTATTGTTATGTTAGATTATATGGACTTATATCGTAAGTTTATACCAGTAAGACCAGAAAGTTATAAACTTGATTATATAGGTAAAGTAGAATTAGGTGAAGGTAAAGATGAAATGCCGTTTGAAACATTTAGAGAATGGTATACAAAAGACTTTCAATCGTTTGTTGATTATAATATACAAGACGTTGAGATTGTTGATAAGTTAGAAGATAAATTAAAACTTATTGAATTAATTTTGACTATGGCATATGAGGCAAAGATTAATTATGATGATGTCTTTTCACAAGTTAGATTTTGGGATACAATCATTTATAATCATTTAAGAAAAAAGAATATTGTTATTCCTCCTAAAGAAGATAATATAAAAGAATTTAAATATGACGGTGCTTATGTAAAAGAACCATTAGTTGGTTTACATAAATGGGTTGTTTCGTTTGATATTAACTCTCTATATCCACACTTAATAATGCAATATAATATTTCGCCAGAGAAAATTATTGGTGTAAAAAGTAACGGTATTAGTGTTGAAAAGTTTTTAGATCATGCTACACCACTTACACATTTAAAAACTGAAGGTGCTACAATTACACCAAACGGTGCCATGTTTAAAACAGATAGTCAAGGTTTCTTACCAGAGATCATGGAAAAAATGTATGGTGATCGTGTTGTTTTTAAAAAGAAAATGATGGCGGCAAAGACAGAATATAATAAAACAAAAGATCCTAAACTACTAAAAGAAATTAGTAGATGTCATAATATACAGTATTCTAAAAAGATAGGTCTAAACAGTGCTTACGGTGCTGTCGGTAATCAGTATTTTAGATACTATGATGTAAGACAGGCAAGTGCTATTACAACTTCAGGTCAATTTGTTATTCGTTATATTGAAAAGTCTGTTAATAAATTTATGAATAATATATTAAAGACACATGATAAAATAGATTATATTGTTGCGTCTGATACAGACTCAATCTATTTGTCTTTAGATAAACTTGTTGAAAAGGTTTGTCAAGGTAAAACAAAAGAACAAATTATAAACTTTATTGATAAAGTTGTTGATAGTAAAATTGAACCGTTTATAGAAAAATGTTTTAACGAAGTTGCTGAATATACAAATGCGTTTCAACAAAAAATGGTAATGAAACGTGAAGTAATCGCAGACAAAGGTATATGGACTGCCAAAAAAAGATATATCTTAAATGTATTAGATGAAGAAGGCATTAGATTAGAAAAACCTAAATTAAAAATTATGGGTATTGAGGCAGTTAGATCATCAACACCTGAAGTATGTAGAGGTAAGATTAAAGAATGTATTAATAAAATAATGACAAATGAAGAATCAGATGTACAAAAGTTTATTGCTGACTTTAAAAAAGATTTCTTTGAAATGAAAGCAGAACAAATATCTTTTCCTAGAAGTTGTAACAATATTAAAAAGTATCATCATGCTAGTAATATTTTTATTAAGGGTACACCTATACACGTCAAAGGTGCTTTAATTTATAATCATCAACTAAAAGAAATGAATTTACATCACAAGTATCCATATATTAAAGATGGCGATAAAATTAAGTTTATTAAATTGTTAGAAGCAAATCCGTTTAAGTTTGATGTAATTAGTTATGTAACTAAATTACCTAAAGAATTTAATTTAGAAAAATTTATTGATTATGAAATACAATTTGAAAAGACATTTATTGATCCTATTAGTTTTATATTAAATAGTATCGGCTGGTCAGCAGAACCAAAGGCAAGTTTAGAGGAATTTTTCGGATGATTACTAGTTTGTTTCTTTTTTATTTTACAATTTTTATATTTTTTCATTGGGGTCAAAACATAGCAAGAACACCAATAGACACTAAAATGTTTTTAATAACAATACTAATAATATGGATACTAATAAAATTATTCACGCAGACAGCCTAGAACACCTGAAAACTTTAGATGATAATGTTTTTGATTCGTGTGTAACTGATCCACCATATCATTTACAATCTATAGCAAAAAGATTTACTAATTCAACACAAGCGAAGTTTGGTAAAGACGGTTCATTTCAAAGACTATCAAAAGGTTTTGTAGGTAAAGAATGGGACGGTGGTGATATTGCTTTTCAAAAAGAATTT